CGTGCGCTATAAAGTGCGTGAGCGTTACAGCTTTGGCGTCACCGACTGGCGTGGCATCTTTGGCACCGAAGGCGGATAATCTAAAAACCTAGTTTTGGTTTGATTGGGGCGGTCTTCGGATCGCCCTTTTTTATTTAAATGTATTTAATTTGTATCTAGCTATTGTAACTCCTGATATATACCCTATATATAATTTATAGAAACAAGGGAGAGATCAAATGAAAAACGCATATATGAGTGAATGGGAAATCCAAGCGTTAGCCGAAGCAGCTTTGACATCTTACGAAGGCACAGCTTCTTGGAGCCGCGCATTTGAAGCCGCTGTTGAGTTTTCCGCTGATGAATGGGAAATCAAAGCAACTAAAGCGCAGGCAGCAACTGCTGTAGCAATTGCCAAGACAGGCTGGCAGGGAATTAAGCAAAGCGTCCAGAAAGTACAATACCGACCACAGTATTAACCAAGCCTAATCAAAACGTAACACTAACGCCGTTAGCGTTACAAAAAGGGCGGTCTTCGGATCGCCCCTTTCTTTTTGTCCAGACCTGTTGTATTGTGCCAGCATCCCTGACAGCCGCACAATGTGGCTGACATTTGCCACGACAGGAGATTATCATGGCTAATACAACATTCACAGGACCAGTGCGTTCCGAAGGCGGCTTCCAAGTAGTATCAAAAAATGCAACAACTGGTGTTTATACAGACATTGCAACTATTGCATCCACGGGCATTGTTACCGATAAATTTGTTAAGCACGTTGGCTTTGCCACAGGCGTAACAGTAAACTCAACTGCTGGTGACTCGCCAACTATTGGCGAGTTTACACAACCAGCGAATACAATTATCACTGACATTAAGATTTTTTGTGACGTTGCTCCAGTTATTGGATCAGGTGATATTGGTTACGAAGTAGGTACATCTTCTTCAGGCGCACAAATTGTAGCTACTCAAGCTGACGAAATCTTGGATGCTGGTACAACCGTTGTTGTACACAACGTAACAGTGACTGCATTAGTTCTTCAGACGCAAGATGGTACAACAGCCCCAGCTTCTGTTCAATATACAGACGCCGAAAGAACTATTTTCTGCAACATCACTAATACAGTGAATGCTACAACTGCTGGTTCGTTTACGTTCATCATTGAGTATGTTCAAATTGCGTAATTAATCTGGTGGGGGGCAACCCCCACTTTACAATCTAGGAGATTAATATGAGCGTACAAACAGACGTACAGGTCGGGTTTATAGCCGACGAGAATGCGGCAGACCCTGATCGGCTGGTAACCGCAGCACGACCAAATACATCAGCAACAATGGCAGCAACAACCTTTTTAGGTGGTGGTGCTAGAAATGTTACTGTCACAACGGCAGGGACTGGCGACAACAATAAGACGTGTACTATAACAGGCACTGACGTTTTCGGAAGTGCTATCACTGAAGTAATAACTTCAACTGGGTCTGCTGAAGCAGTAGCAGGCGCTAAGTTATTTGTCACAGTTAGTGCAGTGGAATGTTCTGCCCAATACGCTGCGAACATTACAGTAGGCTCTGGCTCACTGTGTGCCAGTGCAGTGGCTGGTGGTGGTCGTACAAGGCTGAAAGGCTATTCCATTGTATCGGCAGGCACAGCAGGGCTGGTTGATTTCTTTAATGGTACGCCAGATAGTGGTACTATTATATTCAAAGCACAAACAATCGGCACAGACAACTTAACTCTGGACAATACTATTCCAGATGAGGGCATGTTGTTTAAGGCTGGCTTATCTGTAAAATATACCGTTGCCACAGTCGTGCTAATGAATGTGTTCTTCGCGTAGGGGAAATAAATGGCACTCTCAGGCACAGTAGCTTTTAAACCAGATGTAGAGGAAATAATTGCTGAAGCATTTGAGCGTTGTGGAATTGATCCCCAAACGCAAACAGGTGACAGGGCCGTGTCAGCACGGCGCAGCCTAAACCTTCTCTTCTCTGAGTGGGCCAATCGGGGTATCAATTACTGGACGCTAGAGCAAAAAACTTTGACCTTAGTTAAGGATCAAACAACGCCCTACACCCTAGACTTAGGTACGATTGACATTCTGGACGCTGTCGTTCGCGATAGCTCTGGGACAGATACGTCCGATCAAATCATTAATCGTGTGTCGATCTCTGATTACAATCAACTGCCAAATAAAACGTCGAGCGGCAAGCCAAGCCAATACATGCTGGACAAGCAAATTACGCCGATCCTGTACATCTGGCAAATACCAGACAGGACAACATACAGTCTTGTGTACTGGGCAATAACCCAACTTCAAGACATTACAGCATCAGATCAAAACGCCGACATTCCATATCGATGGAACGAATGCATCTGCGCTGGGCTGGCAAGCAAGCTGTCACTAAAATACGCGACAGATAAGTTTTCAATACTAAACGAAATGTATGAGAGGTCGTTTGATTTCGCAGCGGCTTCTGACAATGATGGTGTGTCTCTGAGGGTTCAGCCCACTGCGCTGAATTTATATTAATGGCAAAGTACGCAAGAGGAAAAAAATCTCAGGCGATAAGCGACATAAGTGGCCTTCGGGTTCCCTATACCCAACTCAAAACCACATGGGATGGCCTGCGCGTATCTCCAGAAGATTATGAGCCAAAGCAGCCGCAGCTAACGCCAGCAAAAAATGTTATCGATGCCACGGCTTTATTTGATCCACGGCCCGATAACGACCCAGAAAATGTTGAAATCTTTATTGGTTTCACGCAAGACTGGACAATTGATCGCAGATTACTGCCGCCCGTTGGTGTTCCTGCATTTGCTAGTGTTGGTGACGTATTAATTTCATCTGGCCCAGATGCAGTAGGCGCGGCAGGCGAAGGCGAAATAGGTACTGAAGCCTTTGAGGTTACACTGACAGAAACTGGTGTTGCTGGTGTGGGTGCTGTTGGCACAATATCGCCAACAGGCGTTAGGGGCGTATCTGGTGCAGGCGGTACGGGCGGCGTTGGTGTGGAGGCTCTCAGCCTGTCTATTGATGAGGCTGGTGTTGGCGGCACGGGCGCGGTAGGTTCTGAAAGCGTCGAAGTTCTTGGCTGGGGTCAGGAAGGCTTTGGTATAGCAGAGTGGGGCGACTGATGAATTACACAACATTAAAAGCAAACATCCAGAATTTCTTGGAAGACGATTCCACAGAACTTGTTGCCTCTATCGATACAATCATAAGTCAGGCCGAAGACGTTATCTTCCAGCGACTGCCAAATCTGCCGTGCTATCGGCAGACAACCTCCGCAAGCCTTACTGTCGGTGACTTTGAATACATTGTAGCATCTGCGCGAATGATACGTCAGGTATCAGTGACAAGCTCTAGCGTTTTGTCTTACTTAGATCACAGGATTGACTCATATGTTCGTGACTATTGGCCCAACACTGCAAACACTGGAAAGCCCAGAATGTATAGCACAAAAAGCGCGGGAACTTCTGGAACCACGATCACAATCGCCCCAACGCCAGACTCGACAGACACATATAGAGTAGACTTCATAGCCCCAGAGACGGGGCTAAGTTCTAGCAACGCAAACACATGGGTTGGCGACAACGCAGAAAATGTGTTATTAGCAGCGTGTCTGTATGAGGCGTCAGCCTTTCTCAAGGCACCAGAGACATTGGCGCTCTACAAAACACAATTCGATGAGGCAGCGGGTCTGCTGGCTCAAGAAATGCAACGCGACTATGCGGCAGAATATAATGGAGGCATATAATGGCTATCACACAAGCGATGAGTACACTATTTAAAAAAGACCTGTTGCTTGGTGATCAGCACCTCGACAGCGATACACTGCACATTGCGCTCTACACAAGTTCGGCAACACTAAACGCTACCACAGACGGCTACATAACAGCCAATGAAGTGGCTAACGGTAACGGTTACACCACGGGCGGCGAGGCTCTGGGAAGCAAAACAGTAGGGGAAAACAGCACTAGCGGTGTATTTGATGCTGCCGATCCTGAGTGGACAAGCGCAACATTTACTGCCCGTGGCGCATTAATCTACAACAAGACACTGGGCGATGCCTCCTCAAACGCAAGAGGCGCAATCGCAATTTTGGACTTTGGTGGTGACTTCACCGTCAGTGGCGGTACGTTTAAAATCGTATTTCCTGCAAACACTAAAGACAATGCCATAGTAAGGATCGATTGATATGACTAGCACCTTTGTAAATGACCTTCGCCTCAATGAGATGGCAACTGGCGATCAGTCAGGCTCATGGGGAACGGTTACGAATACGAACCTAGAACTGATTGGTGAGGCGCTGGGCTACGGCACAGAGGGCATCACAACCAATGCTGACACGCACACCTCAACCATAGCTGACGGCGCTACAGACCCCGTCAGGGCTTTGTACGTTGAATATACGGGCACGCTCGACTCAGCGTGTACAGTTACTATTGCGCCCAACACGGTAAACAAAGTTTGTTTTATTGAAAACGGCACGTCAGGCTCTCAAAATATTATTATCAAGCAGGGTTCTGGCGCTACAATAACTATTCCACCGGGCGATACAAAGGCTGTATACTTAGATGGAGCAGGTTCTGGAGCCAAAGTGGTCGATGCCTTCGCCTCGTTAAGCGTGGTTGATCTCAAGGTTCAAGACGATCTGACTGTTACGGATGACGTGGCGATTGGTGGAACTCTTGCCGTAACTGGCATTGTCAGCCTTGCGGATGGCACGGCTGGAGCGCCTTCTTTGACAAACACGGGTGATGTAAACGCTGGTTTGTTCTTTAGCGCAGCCGACACATTAGCTTTCTCTGCGGGTGGTACGGCTCAGTTTACAATGGCTGACGGGGTCATTGCCCCTGTTACGGATTCAGATGTGGACCTTGGAACAGATAGTCTTTTCTTTAAAGACGCACACATTGATACAATTACCACCACAGGCGTAATCTCTGCGGGTGGCGTAGTCACAGCCAACGCTGGCGTGGTTGTAGACGAAATGACTTTAGATGCTGATACACTTACAGCTACAGATGACTTTATTATTGATGCTGCTGGTGAAATTGCTTTAGACTCCGCTACGGGTATTACGCAGTATAAAGATGGCGGTACTGAATTTTTAAGAATAGCTGAATCTTCTGGTGATGTAGTTATTCAATCTATAGTTCAAGACAAAAAGATTTTCTTCTCAGGTGACGATGCTGGGGATTTTGTAAATGCACTTGTTCTTAATATGGCAAATGCAGGCGATGCTACATTCAATCGTAGCGTAATACTTGGAGATGCCAAATTTATTTTGTGGGGTGATGGAACTGTTGCTATTGCTGGTGATGGTTCAGCAGAGACATTAAAATTTTTTACTTCTAATGTTGAAAAGGCGAGGTTTGACGCCAGCGGCAACTTTATGGTGGCCCACACTAGTCCATTTGGCCCGATTGCAGATGGCGGTGCTGGTGTAAGTATTATGGCAAATGGGCAAATATTTTGCGCCCACGCAGGGCCACCTTTATTTATTAACCGTGAGAATAGCGATGGAATCGTTGTAGTGCTCCGCAAAGACGGTGCCACTGCGGGGAATATTGGGATTGTCGGTGACACTCCTTTCTTTGCTAATCCTAGTACTGGAGGAATTAGACTTGGTACACAATCTGGTACTACAGTTGTAGTAGCGTGTAGTGAAACTGGTGCATTAGAAGATAATCTGCATGCTTTAGGACATGCTAATACTCGTTGGAAAGATGCTTTCATCACGGATGGTGTGACTACTGGTTCAGACCGCAACGAAAAACAAGATATTGCTGCGTTAACTTCATCTGAAATGCTAGTTGCTGCCCGTTTATCTAAAACTTTTCACACATATCGCTGGAAAGATGCTGTTGTTGATAAAGGCGACAATGCAAGGATTCATACAGGTACTATTGCACAGGAAGTACAAGCAGCTTTCACAGCAGAAAGTTTAGACGCTGGTCGTTACGCCATGTTTATGTCGGACACATGGTGGGAGCATTATGTTGATGTAGCTGCTGTTGAGGCAGATGACACTGTTGATCCAGCAATAGAAGCTAAAGATGCCTACACTCACACATACCATTACGACACAGAAGACGAAGCACCATCAGGGTCAACATCAAGGACACGCTTGGGCATCCGTTACCCTGAGTTGCTGTCATTCTTAGCGGCATATAACGAGCAACGGTTTGCAAGCATTGAGACACGCTTAACGGCATTGGATAACGCTTAACCCCCAACCAAAGGAGATCACAATGGCTGAGAAAAAAACAAACACCATTACGATCAATTCTGTAGACTATACTGAAGACCAACTGAACGACACACAGAAGGTAATGGTGAACCA